TCTGCTGAACGTAATGGTGTCCCATACGATTCTTTACAACCTGGCATCTTACTTTGATACCAACAATTCTATCGTTACCATTTTCTTTCGCCTTAATTGTTCCCATACTCTTTAATCTTAAACGAACCGATGCATGGAAAGCGATTGCTTTACCACCAGAAGTTGTCCAAGGGTCAGAGAATGGCATTGCGTTCATCTTTTGTCTTAATTGGTTTGTGAAAACTAGAGTGATTTTCTGTCTACCAATAAGGTTTGTGATTTTACGCATTGCTTTGGAAATGATAATTGCTTTATCCGTAGCGTAACCATCTTTACCATAATCAGCTTCCATCTCCTTTTCAGTTGATGCTGCTGCTACTGAATCCACAACGATTGTTACATACTTATCTTTCGATGAAACTCTTACCTTTTCGATAATTGTTTCCGTATATTCAAAACATTGTTCAACAGTCTCAGCTGCTACATAAAGTAATTTGGTTGTATCTACTCCAATGGCTTCTAAGAATTCTCTACTTACGGCGTTCTCCGTATCAATCAATACAGCGATACCACCTAACTTTTGTGTTTCGGCAAGTAAGTGAGCTGATACTAACGATTTACCACTTTGTTCTAATCCCGTAATTTCGGTAATTCTGCCAACAGGCAAACCTCCATAAGGTCTATTAGAGATTGCCACATCCAACATTGATGCTCCGGTTGATACCCAACCTTCTACGTTTGTGGGGGAGTCATTGTTGTCCAAAAAGAATGCTACTTTCTGGTCTTTCGCTTGTTTGTTTAGGGAGTCCGCTAGCACTTCTGCTAAGTCTACCTCTTTCGTTGCTTTCGCCATGTTGTTACTTATTTACTATGAATTGAAAAGGTCATCAAATGCTGATGCTACATCATCGATTTTCTTCGGTGATTCTTTTGGAGCTGATTTTACTTCATCAACCTCAAATGGTGCTTCATCATTTTTTGCGGTAGATGCTAACGTTTCTACTGCTGCAGTAGATGTATCTTCATCACCATTAGCGGATGGGTTTAACCAACCTTCTAATACATTTTTCAATTCCGAATAAGTCAACTCTTGGTAAAGGTCTGTGATTTCGGTTTGTCCATTAATAAACTTGTCAGTTTCTTCTTTAGTTGCTGCTAAAGGAGTTTCCTTTGGTTTAACACGGATTGTTGTTACAGGGTAAGAAGTACCACTGTCTTCTGCTGATACTACTTCAACAGTAATATCTCTACCTTCATTTGGGTCAGTAATATCACCATAATCTGGGTCAGCGATATAACCTAAGATTTCCTGATAAACTGTCTTTCCAAAGCCCCAGAATCTTACACCTTCACCTTCTTCACCTCTTACCAATACTGGTACGAATGTTCTAAGTTTCGGCTCCATTTTCTTAGCAGCTTTCCAATCTTCTTTATCACCCATTCTTTTCAACTTATCAGCGAACTCAACGATAGGGTCAGGTCTGCCAAAAGAAGATGGAGATAGATAAGATTTGTTGTTAATGTTGTAGTGGAAAAATAATTCAATAAAAGGATTCTCTTTGTTGAATTTGTAAGGGACTAAACGAATAGTGTGTTTGCCCGGAGCAGGTTTCCAAAGTTCTACTTTCTTTGAAGTTGTGCTTTGTAGTTTGTTCAGTCTACCTCTGATTGCGTCTAAGTTAATAGCCATTTTTTTACGTTTTAAGAGTTTATGTTTTATGGTTTTATTTAGGTGAGTGTCCTTCACCCTCTATGTATATAAATATAAAGAGATTACAAATATACAACAATTTATCGGACTTTCCAAATCTTTTTTGAAGTATATTTTATAACCAAATTAAGCATGTATATATGTTTGAGATTTACTCAAAGATACGAAAAATACCTGATACTGCCAAATAAAAAAGGGAGAATTTTTAGTTTCTCCCTTTTGTTATTATGCTAATAAATGGTAATATTCTTTAAAGTGTTTGATTCTGTCCGGCAATCCAATTGTACCTCCGTTTACTCTTTTAGTAATCTTTGTTACAACTAAATCACTAGCTCCTTCATCAGCCATCTTATGTAATCCATTTTTAGAAAAGAACCAAGCTGCTGATAATAAAGCGTAAGATGATGCTACCTTATCAGGGTTTGCTGTCATATCTTCACCAATTGATTTACCAAATGCAGTATAATTTTCTTTACCCGTCAATTGAATATATCCCCTACCTCTGAATTTGTAGCCTTCACCACTTGCTTCAGTTCCGTTACCCATTCTATTTGCATATACTTTGGATGCAATCTTTTGTGGTTGTCTAGCATATGGAGTTGCAGCTGCTTCAGTTGGGAAGTATTTCTTAAAGATACCAGCCAATCCTTTTGCTGAATAGTTTAAGTTTTCTTGAGTTGCTCTAAATCCACCACTTTCATGTCCACATTGTGCTAAGAAGTGTGCTAATCTTAATGGAGTATTAATTTGGAACTTAGCTGCCGTATCAGGAATCATTGCGATAACCGCATCAGGAATATGTCCTCTTAATTTATCTAATTTCAATCCACCTACTGGTGCTATTGGTGCTGGTGCAACTGGTGTTGGTACGGATGTTGTTGTTTCACCCATAATCTTTGCCCAAGTTGATGGTCCTACAATACCATCTGCAGTTAAACCATTCTTTGCCTGCCATTCTTTTACAGCTGCTTCGGTTTTAGGTCCAAAGTTAGTTACAGCCGGTTCGATACCAAGCTTTTGTTGCATTAACTTTACGTTTTCGTTATTGTCTCCTTTTTTTAATAACATGATACTTAATATTTTTTAATTTCTTTATATGTTATAACTTCTTCAGGTTTTATTACTATTTCATTCCATAAAGATGTTTTATTATCTCTACAGTCCTCTATATTTCTACAAAGGTTACTTTCATTATCAGGATATGATAATCTGAACATATTAACTGCCTTATTACCTCTATCAGTTGCGAATGTTTTTGCATCTGATTTAAATGCTGCTACTAATAAACCTTTTACTTTTACTAAAAAATTAGCTTCAGATACAAAAAATTTTTTAGCTTGTGTTGTAAATGTGGATATTGAAAATTTATATCCGTTCTTAGTTGAATCTATTAAATTAATCAATCCTTCTTTAGATGTCCAATGTAGTGTAGTTACTTCCTCATCAACAGTACCATAGGTATCCATTGTGAATTGTTCATCTAATAATAAATAAGGTTCTATTGCTCCTCTACTATTGAAGAAAGCAATCTTATCATTATCTATATTAACTATATAATCTTTGTAATCGTTTTTTAAAGACCAAACTCTATGGTTTACAAAATCTTCTATGAAATCTAATACTTTTTTTCTTGTCAAATCAGGAAATTGTTCAGTCTCTATGTATAACTGATGTGAAAAGTATTTGTTGATTAAATCTATGAGTTGAGGACTATAATCGATAGTTCCACCTCTAGTATCAAATCCATCTTGCTCTAACGCAAGAAATTCGTTACATATGGCTTCCCATTCTGCGATTGTGTGAAATGAACTTTCTGGTTTAAAATATCCTCTAACTGCATACATAGTAACTATAAATATTACTCTGATTTATTTCCCTCACCAAAATCAATTACTTCGAAAACTCTTGTCTGAATCTTCTTAGTACCTTCCGCGTTTGTTAAGATAATAGAGTTTTTAAACTTTTGCCAATTGATGACAAACGATGTATCTAATACTCCACCATTTTCCTCTTTAACTAATTCGTTAAGAGCATTAATAGTATAAAGTGAATTAGATTCTTTCTTTCTATGTATTAAGATTGTGTTTTCTAACGGGACTTCGGGTTGAAATGCCGTATCTATGTTATATGTAATAAACAATTCCTCTAAATTGGACTTGTTTTGTAGTATATAAATATAGTTGTAGACTATGTGATAAGTCTCTCTTATTTGTTGTAGAGTATTTTGCAACTCCTCTTTTGTTGTAAATGTACAAAGTAACTGTGTCTTCATCCTTCCTCTTGTGTCTTTTTATTATCTATAAATATCAAAAACCAAAAGGAAGGATAAAAACGGGTTATTTTTTAAGCACCATATACATTTTTATTAGCTTGCTCTAAAATCTTAGCAAATCTCTTATCTAATTGCATTTCAAATTTAATCTGTCCGCCATATCCAACACCATCTTCTCTAGCAACAATAGTGGCAATAGGAATTACTCTACCTTTCTTACCAGCCTTATATGCTAAGTATGGGGGTTCTTCATCCGTTACAGCGAACAAACCTTGCTTTATTTCTTCAAAATCTGATGTTTGGAATATATTTTGTAAAATTGCTCTATCCAATGAATTAGCACCAATTGCCATAAATTCCTCACCTTCTCCAACTGCCTTTAATGGAAATTCTTCTCTAATGGCAGCTAACATACCTTGCTTTAATTTAGGATTAGTACCCAATGCACTGATTACTGCTTTTTGATGTGCTTTGTGAGTATCTTGTACATCTTGTAGGTATTTCAATGCGCCTTTATCTCCTTTTTTAGCTAATACAGTGATTGCAGATAACATTACCTTATTAATATCTCTACTTCCTTTACCGGCTTGTAATTTATCTAATGCAGTTGGTAAATCTATGTTTTTAGATTTAACAATTGCTTGAAATTCTGGGTCATTAGCTACCGCTGCTTGTAGTTTTTTAATATTAGCTGCACCAAAGGTTGCTAAAGCTTTTCTTTGATTTTTTGAATATACATTTGGATTAATATCATCAGGAATATTCGGGTCCCACTCAAATAACTTTCCAGTTCCAGAGTTTAAGAAATTTACTGCAGTTGATTTTTTTAAAGATACTTCCGATAAAATCTCTTGCCCATCTTTAGTTTTTATTTTAAAATAGGCATCTGTTGAAAATCCTTTATTCTTTTTATAATCAGCCAATCCCATAGCTTCAACTTCACCTTCAGTATCCCAACTACCGGCTTCGATTGTTGAACCAGGATATTCTCTTTGTATTGTATTTAAAATAGCTTTTCTATTATTCATAGCTGCTTTAATCCAACTAGTACCTACAACTCTCTTACCTTCTGATTTTAAATCAGAATTTGCTGCTATTTGCTGCTTCTCATGTTCTAATAAAGAATTATAAAATATTTCAGCTTGTTTATCATCCAATGTAGTACCAATCATAGTCATCAATTCACCCGCTTGTGCCGAAATCTGCCCAGCTCCACCTGGCAAATCAGAGAAGTGTGACCATTTTGCTGTTTGCGTATTTGCTTTAGTATTCATCATTCTTTCCAAAGCTTTTAAGTGTCTTGGTGGAACTTTTGAACCAGCAAATAATTCTTTTGGCAATTTATATGGTTTAGGTGGAGGTCCTATTTGGAATTTTTTATTTTTTTCTTCAAATTTAGAATCATCTGGTTGTTGCTTTTGAGTAAACTCTTTTGATTTCAAGGTATCTACCTTAGCAAGTGTTTTATCTTTACCACCGATTATTCTAGAACCTTTAGCTGGTTTAGTGGTTGTTGGTACTGGTTCTACTTTTGGTTGTGGTTTTTCTTTTCCTAATCTTTTTTGATATTCCGCATCGCCTGTAAACATATTCTGCGTTGATGCTTGCGGTTTAGTTTGTACTTTTTTAGCTTTAGGGTCTATGTGAGTACCGCCTTTTATAGCTTTATCTCTTGCTTGCTTAGTTTTAAAGTAAACAATTTTACCACTATCTTTAGCTCTTGCTGCTAGCTTAGGGTCACCCGTTGCTTCATCTATAAAGCCATAAATCATTTCTAACATTAACTCATCCGCTAATTGTAAATTTTCTTCTTTCATTTTTGGTTCTATTGGGGTTTCAATATTATCAGTTTCACCACTTTCTTTTTTCTTATTATATGAATCAACCATTTGCTCCATCATTTCAGGAGTGATTTCCATTTCTTCAATTCCTTTGGCAATCATTTCAGCAAATTTTTCCATATTTGCATCCATTTCAGCTTCACCTTCCATATCAGCGAATAGTGCTGCTTTACCAGCTCCCTTTAAGATTGTTTCACCAACAACGTGTGGTATAAACTCCATTGCTACGTGCTTACCAAATGCTGCCACACCATGCGATAATCCACCAAATGCTGCTCCAAAAACTGCCGTAGTTACTACTTTAATAGCAACTGCTTTAAGTGCTTTCTTTTCGTGGCCTGTTAATTGTTCTCCTTTAAAGAATTTACCAACACCTTCCCCAGCTGCTTTGAATTCTTCAACTTCATGCTTAGCTCCTTTCTTAATTGCTTTCCAAGCCCCAGCTGCTTTATCTTTCAAAGCCTGTCCTAAACTTCTACGAGTTTCTGAACCAGGTGCTCCTTCGTTTTTCTCAAAGAATGCTTTTTCTTCCTTAGTCCAATTAGCTATTTTTTGTTTTACCTTATCAGTTAATTTTGGTGCTGATGTTGGTGTTGATGGCGTTTCTTTATTTGCATCTGCTTTCTTAGCTGCAATACCCATATCTTCTGCAAACTTATTCGCCATTGGGATTGCATCTTTGATGTCTTGGTCCAATACCGTTGTTTTCATTTGGATTTGTTTGTCTGGGTTTTGTGCATTATATGCTACCACAGCTGCCCAACGATGATGTCCATCAATTACATATCCATCTCTACTCACATATATTGGTGCGGTAATTTTTGGATGATTAGGGTCTTTCTCTAAAGCTCCCATCATACCAACTACCTTTGCCCCAACTAAATCTTTTTGTGTTGCTTTTAATTTATCAGCAGGTACTTCAGTTTGTAAAGTTTTAATACCTTTTTGTTTCAACATTTCTCTGAATACAGGCTCAGTATCAACTTCACCACTAGCATCAGCATCCATTCCTGCCGCTTTACTGCCAGGTGCCGCATTTCCTTTGAATTGTGGCATCTCATCTCTTGGTATTCCTAAGTTATCATCACAATATAAGTTAGTACCCGGCACAGTCACATCACATAAGTTGATGTTTGGTGCAGGTTCTCCTTTAGCCTTTGCATCAGCTACTTGCTTTGCAACTTTATTAATATCAGTATTGAATTGTTCTAACTCTTTTGGGTCTATTGCATCTGGAATATCACTTCCGCCACTAAATGTATCCGTATCAGCTTGTGGTATTTCCTTTGCAACATCTTTTACATCAATTGGATTAAATTTTGCATCTAATGGATTTGGTTCTTCTTTTGATTTCTCAGCAGTATCTTCTTTATCCTTTTGTGCTATCTTATCATTTGCTGCTTTCTCTCTATCCATTCTTGCTCCCATAGCAGGGTCTGCTTTTGGGTCAAACATTGGTGCTGCTTTTTTAATTGGGTCTTCTTTTGGTGCACCATCTTCAGCTCCACCAGCCGCTTTTGGGTCTTCACCTTTACCTGGTTGGTTTTCACCACCTAATTCTTGATTTAACTTTTCTCTTTCTGGAGAACCTTCTGGTGGTAACATTTTCTCAGCTGCCGTTCTAGCAGGACTTCCTTCAGGTTGTCTTAATAGGTTTCCAACAATACCTTCCTTATCACTACCATCCTTTGCCTTATAATTTACTTTTTTATTTAATATAGGATTAGTAAAGTTTTTATCTGCTTCTTCAATTTCTTCAGGAGTCTTTCCTTTTTCAGTTAAAAGATTTTCAATTAGAGTATCTTTAATATGAGATAATCCCATTTCATTAAGTATAATACTCAACTCCTTTAAATGAGTTGGGTTTTTCACATCAGGCATACCATCGTTTACTCTATAAGCCCAATCTGATACTATTTCGTTTATTAATTCAGTTATATTCATATTCATTAAAATTTGTGGTCAGCTGGGTCACATACCATTTCTAACTCATCCCATTTGAATTTTGGTTTTTCATTTAGAAATACATAACACTTCCATTTCTTTTGTTTTTCAAAATAGATGTGTTTTTGTAAGTGGGATGGGATTGCTGCTCCAGTTGCTACTCGTTTTGCAGGAGTATCAAAGAATGTTTTTATTAAAACAGTAATATTTTCAGTATCATCCCATTTACGAATTTGTTCTTCTAACATTCTCCATTCACCTCTATTAAGATATTTATCCTGCATTATGCAATTTAAGTAAGAAAATGTTTGTTTTAGATTTACCATATTATCAGAAAATGTTGCAGCTGGTGCGCCATGTCCTTTATCGTATATGTTTGCTTTGTAATCATCCGCATCTGATGTTTTGATATTTGCTTCTTTATAAAAATCCATAGCCCCTCTATTCACATTTGTAGGTCTATTAGTTGAACGATACTTAATCACTAAGGGTTGTTCTAATGATTGTGAATAAAGTACATCAAATACTTCATTCTTTATTCTTACATCTTGTCCAAAGGAAACCAAAGAAACAATTAAGAAACTAATAAGGATACCGATTTTTTTCATATTATAGCATGTTTTCGTATATACTATAAATATGGGTTCTTATAGTTTTCCGTAATCTAAACCCCAACTAGCCTTAACAGGAAACCCACTCCCTTCAATGATTTCTTTCAATCCCTTAATCAGATTCTTATCAATATCAGTCGGAACATCAAAAAGGAACGAGTCATATGTGTATAAACAAAAGTTAATACCACTTCCCTTTATGTAATCTAATATCTTTCTCATAACCTCAATGTTCATCTCAGTCTCAACGGCTTGTAATAAGTAGTTGAATACCTTTTGTGCGTTTGGTTGTTCTATCCACTCCAAAGGAATCTCTCTATGTGGTGTTTGTAAGTAACCTTGCTTTTGTGTTTCAGCCCATAACTCATCAATGTAATCAGCCACCGCATTGAAATATGGTATCTTACGGAAATCATCATCGATACCACCATAAAGTAATTGGAACGTAATTCCCTTTGATTCATCCACACCACATCCATATTGTTCAGCTAACCATTCATGCACCGAAGTTGTTGGGAGTTCGAAGTTTACCAACTTACCAATTAAACGAGGGTGATATGCATTATAATCCATTTGTAGGAATATCCCATCGGAAACGAAACACTCTCTACTACCATCGGTTTTGTTTAGGGCGGCATAGTTCACACCACCATGTCTATTGGATGGTCTACCTGTCACCGTAAATGGATTGTATTCCGTAAACACTAAGTTATCGGATGAAAGCTGTTTAGAGGCTTGAGGCCATCTATCAATAAATTTTTTCCCATCGACACGGATTCCGAATTGTTCAATATCTGAAAGGGTAGGTATAAACACTTCGTTGTACCACTTAAGAGTAGTAGTGTAAGGTTCATTATGGAAGTACTTACGAAATTGTGGTTCTATAACCTCTACAATCTTCATTAGAGGTAGGGATTGTATCAAGTCATCTCTATACCCTTTGTGAGTCAACGTTGAAAGGAGAGGATTTAAGGGGGCTTCATAGTCAATTACCTTAGCTTCCTTTCTAAAGTATGCCGAATCTACATCATATAAATTTACTGAAATATTAAGAGTATGTAATATCTTTTTCTTTTGGAATACCCACTTCTGTCCGTTTGTATTTATGATAGATTCCATTTGCTCATTACTTAGCGATAGAGCGTCTGTATGTTTATGAGGTAGAATGTGTAATCCATCGGAACATCGTACAACTATGAGCGAAAGAGGGGTGTTTAACGGATGCTTACTATTATCTACCCACAATGGATACCAAATAGATACTTCCGTTTCCAGCTTTTCTTTTAATTGATTAATTTCCTCAATAGACTCGATAATCTTCATAGGTACAAAGATACAAAAAAAATCCCAAACTACCAAATATAGTTCGGGATTATTGTGGAGGTGATGGGATTCGAACCCATGTCTTGCAAAGTAATCGTAATACCAACGAATTACACGTTTAGGATAAAGTTTAATCTTATTAACTTTCCAAAATAATTGGGGCCGAATGGTTAGTTCAGCGATTCCACCAACATATCAGATTTAGGGAGCCGATATGTAGAACTCCGTTTTGTTCACTTCTTTTTTAAACCCCACGAGTGATGCGGGAGGTGATTAGGCTGCTACAGCTAAATCAGCACCCATAAAAGACATTAAGTCTTCGTAGGTCCAAGTAGATAATTCTACGTCAGTTATTGTTTTGTACAGATTTAAAGACATCTAGCACTTCTGTCTACGTGTGATACTACCATTCTCATCACAATCAATTCCAAGGCACCCCCAAGTTTGTTTATGTAAATATACGAATAATAATTTAGATTACCAAATTATTGTTTAGAAAATTGTAAATAGTTTGGTAAATATAAATGTAAAGATGAAATTGTTTTCATTCCTATTTTTATTGAATTAAAATTAGATTCCTTTATTTCCTCAGCACTTCCAGTTATTCTCCAACGTATAATTACAACATTGAAAAATGGACTTATTTTAAAATTTAAAAATGATAATGAATCAATTTCATATATGTATCCAGTAGCATCATTTGCTTTTTGAATGAAATATCTTTTTATAAATCCTCTTTTATAATCATCCGTCAATGGCGATGGGACATGAGTAATTATTTCCGGAAGTTCATATTCCGATAAATTATTATTAATGTTTTCGTATCTGTATTTGTTTACTGACATTTTATTGTTTTTGTCTATATTCTCCAGTCACATTTGTTGTCCACATCATACCTTCTAAACTTTGCTCTATTTGTGTAACTTGAAATAAACCATGCTTAGCATACTTAGCTGGTATTCCATCTATATTAAATGTATCTCCTCTACGAATACCACTTGTTCCCATTATTTTAAAATTATACTTTATTGGTAGTGGATGTGATAATGTACCATTACCTTTCTTAGCAGTAAATGAATCATTTTTCATTCTATCAAAAAATGGTTCATCGTTTAAGCAATATATAACGAATAATTTCTTTAAAGCTTCTGGGTCTTTTAAACCAGTAATTTTATCAGGATTTAATGATGCCCATTCTGGCAGTGGTAATACATCGATTTTAGCTAAATTATTTGAAAGGGCTGTTTTTTTATTTTGTTCAGCATCCGCTTCATCTTTTTTCTTTTGCTCGTCTACTTCATCTTTTTTCTTTTCAATCTCTTTATTAATATCTGATATAGTCTTATCCAATGCATCAATTTCAGCTTTTTTAGCTTTGATTTTATCTTCGTATTCTTTCTTTTTTGCTACATTTAATTTCTCATCGCTATAGAAAGGACTTTCGTTTCCATCAACTTTATCAAGAGCAGCTTTTAAATTATCTAGCTCCTCTTTTTTAGCTTTTTTATTGTTTCTTGCTGTTTCTATTGCTCCCTCATTTTTTACAATATCTTCTTGTATCTTTTCATGTGGTTGTTTATCCGCTTCTTTTTGTTGTTCTTTTTGTGCTAAATCTTGAGCATCCTTTTCAGCTTGAGTTAATTTTTTTCTTTTATTACCATTTGAATCAGTAACACTATCTAAAAATAAATCAGTTTGTGAATTAAAAAATCCACCTACACCTACAATTGGTTCATCCGGATTATTTGCTAATGCTAATCTTCTACTAATAATTTGATTTGTCATTTCAGATGGAACTGATATATCAATGTTAGCATCTAAAAATATAGATTTAGGCCCACTGTGATAAAATACCTTTGTTTTATCATCGGGATTACTGCCAACCCAATTCTCATCTATTACAGTAATTATAATTTTACTAGGTGTTGGTTGTCCCTTTACAGCAGGACCAGTATTTACTATTTCTTCAACTATCTGAAAATTCCAAAATGAATTTACTGCGGATGACATCTCATTCAACATATCAACAAAAACCTCTCTTATGTTTTTATTTTTTTGTGTCAATTTTTCAACAAATAAATCAAAATTTATATATAAGTTTTTTAAATATCCCCAATATCCCGCTTTTTCAACATACCCATCTTCTTTCAAATCAGTTTGTTCAACAAATTGTATTGGTTGACCAGGAATTGAATTTCGAACTATTCCATACTCTTTACCACCACTTCTTAATATACCACCTTTTAATTGGTCTACTTGCCCTTCATTTAAGAAATAAACAGAAAAATCAGGCATAAACCCTGGTATTACTAATTTAGATGCCTTAGTTGAAAACATATTTGGAAATGCTCCAATTTTTGCTTTACTAATATCAAATTCAACACTAAGTTTTTTACTACCCATTGTGTACGCAGTAAATTCACTATTTGAATTTAATATTTTCACCGCCAAATCAAATCGTATATACTTATTTTTTGAAAATAATTTTTCTTTTTCGATTGTAGATTTTCCAACTTTTATTTCACTGGATTTGCCACCAAAAATTTTAGCCATATATCCAGGATTTGCATATGTTGTAATACTTTTATTAACAGCAGCATCTAAATTTAAATAAGAATCCCAATCGGTTGTGGTCATTAATTTTCGTACTTGTTCAGTTTGCCTTTGAGATGGTAACTGATTAAACATATTTTTGAATCTTCTATCTCTACGAATTTCACCACTACCCGCTTCTTCTGTTTCGGATACCCCATAAGGTTTCGGTTCTCCGGGTTTATCAACTATATCGCCATTTTTATCTATCTCTAATGATTTATTTTGAGTTTGTAAAAATGTTGGTAATCCAGGAGCTCCTCTAAGTCTAACAGAAATATCCCATTTATCCCCATCAGATGATACCGTACCACCAACTATAAATCCCAAAAAAGAATCATAATCTCCAGCAGAATTTACACGTATTGAATGTAATTTGTTATAATCTAAATTTATATTTACAGCTTGGGATAATATATTTTGTGTTTTATTTTCTTTAAGATTTGTTTTAATTGCACTTTTTACACCATTCACACTATTCCAACCATACTCAATACATAAAGAATATCCGGGTTCTAAAAAATAAGTCTGCATTAACTCTACTTGAGCTAATGTAAATGCTTTCATTGTTAGTGTACATTCTCTTGATATTTGGTCTTTACCTTCCTTTAATTCTAAAGCAGTTACAATTGGAGATGGTCTTAATGGTGCACCTATTCCAGATGTTAATGTCCCACCTTCCCAAGTAACACCCATATCACCACTACTAACACTATCACCATATGTGGATGGTTTAAATTCACTAGTAGATTTAAATACATCAGATGAATTTACAGATGATAATATAAGCCCATTTGATTTTCCTACTTTAGCTCCAGAAAAAACCCTAACCCAAGCCATTCTTTGACTTGCATTAAATCCGACTTTACTACTAGATACTTCCGATGTTAAATTTTTATAAATATTGTTTTCAATATTGGTTAGCTTAGGCCACATATATGTAAATTATTATTGTTCAAAATCACGCAAAACATCGATGTAATTTTGTGGTATTCTTAAAATTGTTCCTTCTTTTATTCCAATATTTGCATTATGAATATTATTAGCACAAGCAATTATCCACCATAAAGTAGAGTCTTTATAAAATTGATATGCCAATGTATCAAATCTATCACCAGTTTCAGTTGCAACATATATATCATCATCCGTTTTTGGGATATTAGGATATATTTTAGATTGTAGTACTTCCCTACCATCTATTGTGTTTTTGAATCTACTATTTTTATATCTACTTTGCATATTTTATTTACAATTGTTATATCTTTTAGATTGGTTTATTTTCCAAGTGGACCAGTAAAATTATCAATCCACTTTCTTTCATATGCAAGTAACTCATCTTCTCGCCTACCTTCGGGACCTGCATGTAGTGGTTGTTCTCCATCTCTTGTAATATATACAAAATTTGGTAGTTTTTCTTTTTTGTATATATTGAAATCTTTGTATTTTTCTACAAATATACCATTTGGATTTTTTGGTGGTTTTGGTTTTTCTTCGGATGGGTTTTGTGCTGTTGATTCTTTTTTTACATCATTCTGAGTGCCATCTTCTTTCTTTTTAGGAGAACCATCCGCATTTAATTCTTTGTTACCATCTTGCTTAATTGAAACATTAGCAGGAACATCACCATATCCATATAATCTTTTTTGGTATGTACTACCAATAGTTTCTACTAATTTAAGAGTAATATCAACATTTACAATTTTTGGTAATTTCCAATCTTTAGTTTCTGTATCAAGACCAATCTCCCAAGGTGAATTATCATCAATTGTATATGTTAATGAATCGATATATGCTTCTTTATTTCTAAACATATCACCCAATGTAAATCTAATAAAAGGTGGATATACTGCGTTTTGCGAATATCCCTGCGGATAAGTAAGACTTGTTAAAAAGTTCAATCTTTGCCAAGCTGCTATATGCTCATCATATGATAAAGAATATACTTTAAAACTAAATGTTAGACTCCTCTCAATACCATTGTATGTATAAAAATTAAATGGATTTCCAATAAATTTGTTAGTATCCCAAGAAGGAGTTAATGTTTCAGATAATCCACTTATAGTTGCTCTAAAATTTACAGCTGCTTTTTTAACAACAGACCAAAATTTTAAAGTTACAAAATCATAATCATCTAATTGTTTTTCAGTATCTTTAATTAAATCATTTTTTAATCCAGTTGCTGATGGATATGAGACCTGTTTATTTAAGTAATCTGATGTTGTAAACATCGCTCTGACTCTTTCAATACTATTATTACGTTGTATTTCATTTCTACTAAATTTTGTTTTTGGTGTTTTTATTACATTTGGTATTGCTATATGATTTGTTAAAGGTAATTTTGGTACTGTAGGTTCTACATATGAATTATACTTAGATGATAAATCTTTTCGCATATCAATCATATCTTCTGGTAAATACTGCGCTGCATTCATTACCTTACCATACGCCGATATACTATCATATAAAACACCACCAGCCTTTGCAAAATTAACTGCTGCTTGGGATGGAGAACCTAATAATAAATTGTTTAATTTCTTTTTACCTAATTCTATTGCAGAACCAATTATTTGATTTTCATTTGGTCTTCCTGATAAATTATTTTTAATAAGATTACCAAGTAAATTACCGCCAGATTGTGATTTTAAATTAGCCAAAGTTACCATAGTATTATACTCACCACCCTCTCTAATAAAATCTTTATCTAATACAATTCTACTTGGTATCATTTGTTGAGGTAATTTAATACCTAATTTTGATAATAAATTTGTACCAAAGTTTTCTGCTTTGTTTAAAAATGTACCTAATATTCCAGAATTACTAACACCTTTAGCACCACCCTTCATATCATCTACAATACCTCTAGTCTTTGTAGTAAATTTAATTATATCAGTTCCATATAAAAATGGACTTGTTGTTTTTGATAATATACGCAATCCAGTTACTTCTTCTTCTAATCTTCTTTCTCTTGTTCGGATTGATAAATTTCTTCTACCAATTTCAGCAATTCTAAAAGATGGTGTCATTAAAATATTATATGGATTTCTTCGCAAATCAGCAGTATTACGAATATCATATTGTTGTTCAGCAGTTTGCCCACTAACTAATTTTTTACTTTTAAATAATTCTTCTATCGTTGGCATTTACTTATATTTTATGCTATTGCAAAGTTATTTCGTGTACTCTTATTAACCTGATTTGATACACCTGCTGTAACTTTTGCACCATCCATATTTACTCCAATTTTACCACCAGCCATATCAGCTCTCAATCCTTTTAGTTCTGCTATTAATTGATTTATACCATTTGCATTAATTCCAGAATTACCAGCTCCCATCATACTACCAACTGCGTTAGCTGCCATACCAATTGGTGTCATTGATAACACATTTGATAATAATTCACTAGGAGATTTTGTTGCTATAAGTGTATCAGCTGGATTTGTTGAAACTATTTTTCCATCTTGTACAACACCATCGTTAATGCTACCTGCATTTGATGATGCATCGGTTGCGCTTTTCAATCCACCTTTTTCTAATGAAGATACTGAGAAGTTGGTAACCGCCGCATCTGCTTGGCCTGCAAAATCAGAAACCGTATCAACTAAACTACTAACACCAGGTATTTTTTTCAATAACCACATAATACCATCAATAATAAATTGAATTGCTTTAGCTGCTATTTTTAATGGGAAGAATGCAAATTGTAATACAGGACCCAACATTTGAAATATAGGAAGTAATGAACCACCAACAGATGCTAAAATACCTTTGAATGTATTTTCCATATCTGATATAGTAGATGCCATTTCTTTTTGAGCTGCTGCTTTTTGAACTTCCTGCATCAATTGTTCATCATTAATATTAGTTATATCTAAACCAGCATCTATTGCATCTTGCGCCTTCTTTTGTTCTTCTGTTGATAATTTACTTAATTTTTCTTGAGTATTTAATTGCTTATTAATTTCCTCCACACTCATACCTGCTGCTTTAGCTAATTGCTGTTGTGTGAAATAATCTTTTTTACGGAAATCACCACTTCTTTGAATTTGTGTAAGTGTTTCTTTATTAGCATCTGCAAGTTTACCCTCCATTGCTAATGCTCTTGCTCTACTTAAATTGAATTGACCACCAACAAATGTTGCTGCTACCAATTCTTCTTCTATACCACCTTCAAAATCTAATAATTTTTCTGCTAAAGATACTTGTTGCTTTAACGAAGTACCCATTCTTTGAGCTTGTACTGCATTTTTTGTTAATGCAGTTAAATCTCCTTTAAAGAATGTTGATGCTGCTTCTGCATTTTCTGCAATATCTTTAATTACCTTTTTAGGAGCAACACCTGCTAACTTAGCCATATTTGCAGCTTGTTGTTGAACACTAGCCGCAGTTTGCTCTGATAAACCACCTACACTTTCAAATATATTTTGAACTTTAGCTGCTTCTTCTGCACTAACTCCAAAATTTGTTTTCATTAGTGTAAGACTTGCAACAGTTGCTTCTGAATAGTTAGCTACTTCTCCAATTTCATCTCTAAGTGCTTTCATTGTGTCGTATGCATCTTCCATAGATACACCAACAGTTCCAAAATTTTTAGCAATATTACTTGCCTTTTCATTCATGTCACCCATCATTGAATTGGTGACACCAGTTTCTTTTCTAAAATCTTCACCTGCTTGCTCTAAATCCATAAAGTATTTAAGGCCAGCTACAATTGCACCAACTACTAAAGTTAAACCAGCAGTTGCTATTGCTGCTTGTAATCCGAATGCTCGGATTCCCATTATCATATTTTTGATACCACCAACTACACTTTGTAATCCAGAAGGAAGCATACCAACAATACCATTAGCTTGTTCAGATAACATATTATATCTCTCCTGCTGAGCTCTTATGTTTTCTCTCTGATTAAATAGTTGAGTTGCTAATTCTATTTCATCTTCTGCAAGTCCATTTAATGAATTTTGAAATTCAATTCTTCTTTGTTCAGATTCTGCAATTCCAAACATATTCATTCTAGCAGTATCTAATGATTGAGCTTCTTCTAAATAAGAATCTTGAATTGCAGTTAAACTAGCAATTTTTTGGTCATTTATTACTCTATCTGCTTCTGATAAATTTAATTCATTTTCTTTTAAATCTAATATTTTTTGATTAAGAGATACTAATGTAGAGCCTCCACTTGCTTCAGCTCCAATCATTTCTTTCATTTTAGGGCTCAATTTAGATATTGATGTTGCAAACCCTTCTTGAAGTTCTTTGTATTCGTCAGCTAATGTATTTCTTTGTTCTTCTAAAGCGTTAATTCTAGCTTGTCTTCTTTCATTATTTGCCAACGCCCTTTCTCTAACTTTGGCTTCTTGTTCAATAATCCCAAGAGCTATTTTACTACTAGCAACTCTATCTTCCATATCTTGCAATTCTTGACCACTAAGAACTGCAGCAGCCTTTATCTGCTCGTTTAAACGAGTTTGTATTTCAGCTTGCTGTTGGAGTAATTGATTTAATTCTCTTTGATTTTTAGAATCCGCCATTATTTAATTTATTAATAATCTTTAGAAATTAACCCTAATGATTGATACCATTTGAATTTATCCGGCTTTTCTGACTTCATTTTTTGAATGTCACCCGCATATTTATTATTCATTTTTTTGAAATCTGCTTGTAATTTTTGCAATACCGGGTCATTATCTATTATATTTTGTATTTTTTCCGGAGTTCTTTTTACACCAAAAAAACTAAAAAATTCTTTAATATTACCTTTCGATATTTTATATTTTTTTGCCATCTTATAATTGTTTATATCTATTCAATGTATAAATATCGTATAAAATAAAAAGTTAGGATTGTACCAGTATTTATCGGTTAATCCTAACTTTTGGTGATTTTTGAGTTGATGATTTTTTTACCTGCTCAGATTCACTTTTTTTAGCTTCTACTAACTTATTATAGTAAAAATTTCTTAAATATGTTGGCATTCGATATAAATCATATTGATTAAATCCGTTGCCATAGTAGCACATTTCAAATATTTGATTGTGCAACGTTTTACTATGATTTGCTGCTAGGCCAAAAAAAGTTTACGGTCATACCGATAGGTGCCTCCTCCACCTCACCATCTTCGTGAGTATAAGTGAATTTCATATCAACATCGGGAGATATACTTTTAACATATTCTCTGAATGCTCTACTATCTCTAGCCAACATACCATTTATGTATTTATTGATTGCCGATACAGTATTATCTCCGTTTACAGACGTAATCATATATCTTAATCTAGTTGTAATATCATATGATACATCTTTACTTAATTTTTCCAAAGCAGTTATATCTCTTTCTATTGCTTTTTCATCACCATGTGTTAATAACTTAAATGTAAGTTTTGCACCACTTGGTGTTGTAAATTCAAATTCATTTTTATTTTTAAAAATAGATAAATCTACTTCTTTTATTTGAACTTTTGATAAATCAACTACTGAATTTATACTTTTTCCTGCTTTTGATGAATAAAATGATATTTCATATTCAGGCCCATATCCTAAAAGACGTGTTGCCAATACTATTGCATTTTTATCACCTAAAATAATATCATCAGGATTGATTGAATCTAATATAATTGATTCAAATAATTTATCCAATACGATACCTTTTTTAATAAGATTTTGTGATGCTAAAATATCCTCCTCTTTAGCAGTCATATGTTTAATTGTAATTTGCCCAGAAGATAATGGGTGTTCTTTTGGATATGCCAATCCTTTTGATGGTAAATCCAATACTTCCGTTGGGAAATCATATTGTTTTTCGTTCATAACTTTAATTGTTTTTAAGTTTGTATATATAAATACATAGAAATTGAAAAATTAGAAAGCACAAAAAAGGGGATTCTTTTGAAATCCCCTTAATTTTATATACTTTTGATTAGAATTCTAAGATTGCGTAATCGTAAGTTAATGTTAATTCTATTGTTGCAGGTTCATTAGAATCAAACGATAAATCACCAAAGTTAGCCTGACCTATATATGCACCTTTTAAAGTCCATTGTTCAATCTTATCACCAACAGGTCCTAACATATAGAATGTGATATCTTTCTTATAGAAGTCAGCGTATCCATCTCTACCAGTTATTGATTCATGTCCTAAACGAATCCAGTCCATTACCGCTTGTGCTGCTGAAGGAACAATTGGGTCATAAAGCGTAATTGTAATATCTTGCCAATCTCCTTTTCCTTTCAACTTTCTTTTAACGTTGATGTGGTCTAATACAATAGGTTCAAATTGAATTGAAGGTCTATTTGCTGCCTTTACAAGATATGAAGGGATATTTTCAATCTCCATCACATATCTATTTTTCATCTTCGGTTCGAAGTTCGTATAGAACATCTTATCAAACTCTAATATTTCTGCCATTTTTATTCCTTTTTATTATATTAATAAATATCTACTTTGTTTATTTTCATATTATGCTGTGAAACTTGCTCCAGTTGGTAAGATGTTGAAATCAATTACGATGAATTCAGCCGTCTTAGCCGGTTGTAAGAAAATTTGTCCTGCTAATATGTTTCTATCAATCACATCAGGTGTGTTGTTTGTTTCATCCATTACAACTTTGAATGTGTAAAGACCTTGTCTTTGTTGTACAGACTCTAAATAAGGATTAACAGTATTTAAGAATCTATTTCTAGTCGTAGATGTGTTTTGTTCGAACACTAAGAAACGAGATGTTGAAGCGATGAACTTCTTAAGAGTGATAAGTAATCTTCTAACATTGATTCTATCTAAAGCAGATGCCTTATCTTGCAATGTCTTCTGTCCGAATGCTACAATACCTTGTCCAGGGAATGCTGCGATTGGGTTTACTTTGTTCTCATATAAAGTATCTCTTTCAGCGTGCGTTAATCTATTTAATACACTAACTGCTCCAGTGATACCACCTCTATTCAAACCAGCAGGTGCGAACCATTCAGCTGCTAATCTATCATTAGAAGCGAATACAGCCGGCATCAATACTGATGGTGGAACTGAAGTTAATTTATTTGTATTACTATCGATAGTCTTAACCCAAGGATAGTAAGTTGCTACATAGTTTGAATCTACTGAATTTGCTTGCTCAGTTGCGTCAGTAATTGTATCAGCGTAATCGTTGAAATCAGCGATGTAGAAACAATCTTGTCTATCTTCAACCATATCAATTACTTTAGAAGTAATAGCCGGATGTAATTGTCTTACAATACCAGGAGTTACTACCATATTGATATCGTACTCATCAGGATTAGATACAGCGTTGATTGCCTTTGTATATGCTACTGAACCAGAAGATACAGAAGTTGCGCAATTGAATCCTTGCGTATTTGCGTTACCCCAATCTGCATCACCAGCCTTAGCTATCTTTACAGTTGGGTTAGTACCATCAAATCCAAATTGGAATCCTAATAAGAATTGTCTTTTAACCATATCAGTTGATGCTGAACCGGTCATTGTGTAGTTTAATTGAGAATCAAATGCGAATGCTACGTTTGCCCCAGCTGCTGCGTTTGCAGGTATTGGTGCTAAGTACTGAGCGTTATCCATTTTTACACCAGCAGTTTCAAAATCAAAACCAGCATAATATACAGGAGATGATGATGTGTTGTTTGCTGAACCAGTTTGGTAAACCACTGCAGGTACTCTACTTTCAGTACCACCTAAATAAACAGGGTTAGTGTATGCTGCGTGTCCGAATGGTGCTGCTGATATTGGATAAGAACCAGGTCCTAAAATATTAGCGTTTGCATCCTGAACTACAACTCTTACATATTTTGATTTTGAAGTATAATCACCATATT